ATTGGCTCAAGCAGTCCCCAAGGGCTTGGTGGTGGAATGACGAATGTTCTGAGCTTGCTGAAAAGGAAGCCATAAGACCATACTCCATGGTCAAGCTCAACTGGTATGAAATATTCTTTGTCACTGCTGTAGGTGTCATCATTGTCGTAGTCGCCTATAAAGGGCTCAAACGTGCTAAGCGCAATTTGCTTGCATTTCCCCCCATAATACAGGAGGAAATCTCGCGAAGATGGCATGCAATGCCGTGCAGGAGATGGTTCATGAGTGATATATTGCCTTACTACGGTCCACCGCTTCCACCGTTGGAAATGCCCATTGGTGAATTCAACTGGCGTCAACCCAGACAGTTCACCAAGGATGTCAAGGAGATGATCAGCTTCTCTTTTGAAACTGCAGCAAGGGCAGGCGAGGAGACACGCACATCTGTTGAACACAGGACTATGCTCAAGAACATCTATGAGGACGCCAACAACAAGTTCATTGACGCACCAACGGTCGACCCTAGGGCCGCACGTAATGCTAAGTTTGCTTTAATCACCTATGCTGTGTGTGGTGCTCCTTGGATTGAAGAAGCTTCCAAGAGACTCGTGCCAGTCGTCCTGTGTATATGGTTCCCAGGCATGAAGGGTGGACGACTCGACAAGGCACTTAGGTTCCTCGCGGGGGCTAATTTCGGTAGGTTTGAGTCTGACAACAATGCAAAAATGTCAACTGTCCGAGAGCCGTTTTTTATGAAGGTTGCTCGTATGTGCATCCATGGTGCATGGACTACACTTCCATATAGACAGGGAGTTCTGGCTCATACTACTTGGAACTCTGTTGTCGCCGTCTGCGTCCTCAACGAACAGCATTCTTCTGAAATTGGACTCTTTGGAACTGCCCTGCCTGACCCCAATCTGCAGTTTTGGAGCGATATAATAATTAACTATTGCAGCATCATGGGCAGCATCTGCTCTATTTACTTCGCCTATTATCTTTCAAAAAAATGGAAAGTGCCTGAGTACAAGTTCGTGCCCAGAATCACTGAAGACATTTGTCTTGAAGAACACAAGATGCCAGTTGTGCGCGTGCAACCTGGTTTCATCGTCAAGTGGGGTGAAGCGGACTGCCGCACCGCTATTGGAGTCAGGGGGTTCTGGGGCATAGAAGGTTATGTCGGCACAGTTTTTAGAAGTTGTCACCACAACGAGAAAATAGCCCTGTGCGGAAGAGTTGGCAAGTTCCTACCAGCACATGTTGATCAGCAACGACTCACTCAAATTCATCGTAATTGGCTACGTGTCACGCAAACTACGCTTGACCTATTTGCTTTCTTGAGAATGCCGTTCCAATATGAGCCTGTGGAATATGTCACTTGGTGTCGCTCTTTTACGCCTGGACGTAGAGATATGCTGCTCGGCATAGCCAGGGATGCTCACGATATGCCCGCCCTTGTAGCCAAATCTTTTATTAAGAAGGAAGTGTGCGTCAAGGACGTTGCTGATATGACCTTCAAGGATCCGCGATGGATCCAAGGCTGCCCCCCTGAACTCAGTGCCAGAGTCGGTCCATACCTACGCAATTGGGCCCATGGTTTCAGGGACACGGTCGCACCTGATTGGACGCCTGCGAGTATGCGCAGAGGCAAACAAATTGTATACACATGCGGCCTCAATGTTCACCAAATTGGGGCCGCTTTTGCTAAGGCCATTGAGCTCATTAAGTCTCAACTTAATGCGGGCGAACGCATTGCTTTCCTCGAAGACGACCAATCGCGTTTCGACTTGCACATGCTCAGTGGGCCCTTCCACATGTTGTACAAAGTGTACAGAACCTACCTTCCCCGGAAAGTCGCCGCCCTTCTTGTGCGTCGGACTAGTAGAGGAGTGAGTAATCTGGGCACAAAGTATAGTATTCCATTCACAATGCAATCCGGGTGGCCTGATACGTCGCTCGGAGATTCCATCACCAATGCTGCCATGAAATATTCCATTCACGGCATTGGTAGACGGTGGATCAGCATCATTTGTGGCGATGATAGTGTGACTATAACCACTACTGCTGAGTTGGCAAGACTCGGTGGTGTGGCCAATATCACAGCCAGTTACGCCGCTTTTGGCATGGAAATAGAAGCCATCATTCGTGATGACCCCCTTGACGTAGAATTCTGTAGTGGCAGATTCTACCCTTGTCAAGAAACATACATCCTTATGCCTCGCATAGGCAAAATGCTCTCAAAAATTTGTTGGGACATGGTCAACCGAAACACTCTTAATCGTTTCGCTTGGCTTCGGAGCATTGGAACAACGATGCGCGAGTACGGACAGGTAGATCCACTCCTCATGGCCCTCGGCAACATGTTGCAGAGATTCTGTGGGGAAGGTAGTGTCATTGACACTAAGGACGCCTACAAATACTATGTGCCAGTTGGTCTCGTCGACACACCTACAACTTTCGACGTTGCCGTATACTACAATCACCACTATCTTCTCAACTCTTATGACATTGCTCAGCTTGCTATCATCATCGAATCTTCTACTGTCGGTGATTTTCTGAGTGATGCGCGGCTGGTCTACATGGCCAGCCACGACCTCTAAATCTGACGTGATCCATTAACCCGCCACAAGTGGCGGGTTAATGGATCTGTATACACGAGAGTTCACATGCACTGCAAGCAGAGCATGTGAACCTTCGTATCAGTGCGCACGGTAG